ATGAATCCTGCAAGTGCTGGAAGTGTTGTTACAGGTACAGAAATGAACCAATACTTAGAACTAAACAGAATGTGGCTTGATGATAAAGCAGAACGTAATAGTGAAAGCAAAGCAATATCTTATAGTATTAAATATATAAAAGGCAAACTAAAAACTATAAAATGGATTCAAAGTTTTGCGGATGAACGTTGTGGTGGTTTAGGAATTGTTTACCAAGCTTGTAGTTTTAGATTTTATGGCGAACACACAAGTAGTTTTTGGGAACTTGAAGATACAATGTATCATAATACAAGTATGACTGTTTCTAAAAAAAGCCAACGATACAAAAACAATGTAGGTGGCTGTAAATATTTACAAACAAATAAAGATAAAGCTATTAAACACGATTTAAGACAGTTTAGGTATATTAAATTTTTAGATAAAAGTTGGATAAAGAAATGTACAAAAAAGGAACAACCTTATTTAAAACACTATAATAATGATTAGGCACAGCGTACAACCGCAACAGTAAGCGCCCTTTTTTATTGTTGCTAACGGTCACGTATATGTGCTGTTGCTGAATAAAGAACTGAATTAAATTAATAAGCCATAAAAAATAAAAATAGGTGTGGCAATAAAAACTATAAATATGAATGATATACAGATTTTAGGAATTATTATAATTGGTGGTGTTTTAGGATTAGGTTTTTTAGGATTAGCAATCCACATGAGTTTAGATAAAACACCTAGAACGTACATTCCTAAACCCCCAATTTGGTTAAATAATAAAAACAAAAAAAATGATACAAGCAAACGAAATAAGACTAGGTAATTATCTTTTAGATAGATTTAGTGAAATAGAAGAACTTACACAATTTGATACATTTAATTGGTTAGAAGAAGATTACTCTGGAATTGAATTGAATGACAAATGGTTTAAAAGATTAGGTTTTTCTATAAGAATTTTAAAAACAAAAGTATATTACATTAATGAGTATGTTGAAATAGAAAAAGGAAATAAAAGAAGTGGGTGTTATTATTTGAGAGGATGGAAAGGACATCATAAAGGTGTTAAATATGTACACGAATTACAAAACTTACAGTTTAATTTAGTAGGACAAGATTTAACCGTAAGTAGCTAAAAAAGCGCAATGGCTTTTATTTTTTACCTCGATAAAGAAAATACGTTGGTAAAAATGAACAGACCTAAAGCAATGGCACATATACGGTGTTGGCAATTGGCGCTTATTAACCGTTATGAGTGCGTAAAGATTGAGCGCTTGTTGCCAACATGTTATATGAATAACTAGATTTGTAAACTAATTGAAAATGAACAACTTAAAAATAAAAGGAAGATTTAAAATTTATAAGCATTTAGTTGTTGGTGAAGATAAAAATATATATCAATTAGCACATTTTATATATCCAAAAACAATTCCATTTAGAAAACTAAAATACTATCCAAATAGAAAAGTTTATGGTTATAATGGAAGTTACATAAGTAAAAATAGATTGATAAAACTACATTATAATTCAGAAGAAACAGTAAACGAATTAAAAAGTAAAAATATATTATGAAAGACAAACTAACAACAAAACAAAGATGGATTTGGTTAATACCAATAGCTATTTTATTAACATTTATAAACGAATGTAAAGCACAAGACAATATTTCAATAGGTGTGTACCAAGACGCTAAACTTTTATTCTTAGGTGATGATCGAGGAAACGAAGCGTTTAAAACAATAGATGCTAAATTAAGTTTTTCGCTACAAGGTTATCAACTTAATAACTATTACTTTTCTATAAACCAAGAATTAGAATATGCTAAATTAAAAGGTGGTGATTATTTCAGTTTACTTATCATACCAAATTGGACACTAAACAAGATGATACCAAATGTAGAATTATCTGCTGGGGTTGTAATAGGACTTATACATCGTTGGAAAATGGGATACGCTACTTACGGACTATCTGGAGATGTTAGTTATATGATAACGCCTAAACTAAAATTGAGTGCATTAGGACAGCTTATAAAGAGAAGTGACTTGTTGGATCGATGGGGAACGAAAGGATTGAACCCTAATTTTTATATAGGGATTAAGTATAATTTAAAATAATTTTATATCTTTGACTAATATCAAACTAAATTAAGTGTTAAAAAAACTATCTAAAAATCACGAAGAATGGTTAAGAATAGCAAACGGAATTTGTAAGGATAAAGAAACCGCAAAAGATTTAGTACAAGATATGTATATTACAATGTATGAAACAGGTAAAAAATATTCTGAAGTAAACAAATGGTATATTTATAGAGTTATGTTTAGTGCCTTCTTAAACAGCATTAAAAAGAAACGGATCAAAACAGTAAGTATAAATGATTATTTCAACATTATAAAAACAGATTCAGATTTAACACACCTGGAGCAATTACAATGCATTGATGATGCTCTAAATGAAATAGGATTAATAGATAAAAGATACTTAATAGAAACCCACACCAGAAGCCTAAGAAAGAACGCAAAGTATCTTAACATACCAGTATCAACACTTCACTATCAAAAACATAAAGCAATAGAAAAACTTAACCGAACAGATATAGTAAAAAAATTTAGAAAGTTATGAAAGAACCAAAAGACAAAAGAACACTAGAGTATAAAGAATGGAAGAAAAACTTTGATAATGATAATTCTATTGGAGCAGGTGATATAGTGGAGAAGATAACTAAAGCTACTGGTATTAAAAAAATAGTTGAAGCATTTACTCCAGAAGGCAAAGACTGCGGATGTGATGAACGTAAAAAGAAACTAAACAAAACCAGAATTAAAACAACAGCTTTAAGATGCTTAACCGAACAACAATATAACACATGGAAAGCATTTTTAAAAAGAGAACGTAGAAGCGAGGTAACAAACGAACAACAAGTTAATATAATAATTCCTATCTATGCTCATATATTTGCACTACAACATAAAGTATCATCTTGTGGATCATGTGTTAAAAAACTGATAGACGAAATTAACGTGGTATTTGATACTTACGAAACAAAATAGATAAATATTGTTATTATAGTGTAACATGTATTAAAATAATACAAAAATAATACAAAATGCCTTTTGAAAAAGGACATAAAAAAGCAACTGGAAGACCAAAAGGAAGTGCTAATAAATCAAGTGCTATAATACGTGATGCCTTTGCTTCATTATTAGAAGATAATCTAGAACAGATAACAAAGGATTTTAAGACATTAGACCCAGAAAAAAGAGTTAAGTTGTTTCTAGATATGAGTAAGTACATTATACCTACATTAAAAGCAACCGAATTAGATTTAGGAGATAAAACGCTAGACAAGTTTAATAAACCTTTAGCAGAATTTTTTGGAGTTGAAGATAAACGAAAAGTTTAAGCCATTAATTACAAGTGATTGCAGATACTTCATTGTAACAGGGGGTCGTGGTTCTGCTAAATCATTTACTACATCAGCTATTCTTACAGGTTTAACTTATGAGCGTGGACATAGAATACTATTTACAAGATACACACTAACATCTGCACATCTTTCAATCATACCAGAATTTGTTGAAAAAATAGAGTTGTTTAATTCTAATGATGATTTCTACATAACAACTAAAGACATACAAAACAAACTAACAGGGAATGAAATACTTTTTAGAGGTATTAAAACATCTTCTGGTAATCAAACAGCAAATCTAAAATCTTTACAAGGTATAACAACATGGACTAACGACGAATCAGAAGAACTAGACAATGAAGATACTTTTGATACTATTGATTTATCTATTAGACAAAAAGGAATAAAGAATAGAATTATATTAATACTAAACCCTACTACAAAAGAACATTGGATATATAAACGGTTCTTTCAAAACAAAGGCGTTAAAGAGGGTTTTAATGGCGAAAAAGATGATGTTTGTTATATTCATACAACGTATAAAGATAATGAAGAAAACCTATCTAAATCTTTCTTAGAACAAGTTGAAAGAATACGTTTAGAAAACCCTAATAAATACAAACACAAAATACTTGGAGGCTGGTTAGATAAGGCTGAGGGTGTTGTATTTGATAGATGGGAGTTTGGAGAGTTTAACCCTGATGAACTACAAACATCATGTGGAATGGATTTTGGTTTTAGTGTTGATCCTGATACATTAACAGAAGTAGCAATAGATAAGGCTAAGAAAAAGATATATTTAAAAGAACATATTTACGAGAATGGTTTAAAAACTCACATATTAGCAGAAAAGATTTTAAATAGGATTGGCACTATGTTAGTTGTTGCTGATAGTGCAGAACCTCGATTAATTGCAGATTTAAGACATAATGGCGTTAATGTGGTTGCAGTTAAAAAAGGAACGATAGAAAGTGGTATATCAATTATGCAAGGGTTTGAATTAATAGTAGAACCCAATAGTCATAACATAGCTAGAGAATTAAACAATCATGTTTACGCTGATAAAGGAAGTAAACTTTATATTGATGATTTTAATCATGCTATTGATGGCTCAAGATATAACATTACATTTCACTTAGACAATCCAAATAGAGGTAAGTACGACATAAGATAAAAAACAAAACACAAATAAATTGTTATTATAGTAATGAAAGTAAAGATTAAAATACCTGGTACACTAAAAGATATTAAACTATCACAATATCAAAAGTTTATTAACAGCGTTAAAGATAGTGAAGATGCTGAATTTATAAATAGGCAAATGGTTAGTTGCTTATGTGATATAGAACCAGAAACAGTTAAACAAATTACCAGGAGTTCATTTAATGGCTTGGTTAATTCTTTGACTAAAATACTAAATGATAAACCATCTATACAAACGATCATAAAACACGAGGGTAAAGAATACGGTTTAATACCTTCAATGGAAGAAATGACAGTTGGAGAACAAGCAGATTTGGATTCTATGTATGGTGACTATTCAAAACGTCAGAAAGTAATGGCTATACTATATAGACCTATAACAGTAAAAAGTAAAGGCAATTATTTGATAGAAGATTACACAGGTAAAGAAGAACCTTTAGATTTAACATTAGATGTTGTAATGGGTGCAGATGTTTTTTTTTGCAACATACTGAAAGACTGCATGAATATTACCCTGAATTATATCAAGGGGGAGGAGATTCAAGCGAAGCTATCTCAAACTTTGGATCTAAGTGGAAGTGGTATCAAAATATTTATAGCCTCGCTCGAGGAAACGTTTTTGAACTTGAAAGAGCAACTAAATTACCGTTAGGTGAGGCAATGTTATACTTGTGTTTTGAAACAGATAAAAACAAATTAGAAGCTAAATTAATAAAACAAAAATAATGTACACGACAGATAACACAGCAGGATATGATACAATAAGATATGACTTTATTTTTGAGTACGATTTTAAACCTTTTCTATAATGAATACATATTACGAACTCATAAAACAATTAAAAACAATCTTTGAAGAAGGTGAAGTAGGTCTAAAAGCCTCTACTGTAACAATGGAAGAAGATTATAGAATTATTGATAACTATAAGAAAAATCTATTTCCTTTAGTACATATTGAGGTTTCAGATTCACCTTTTATTGGTGTAGAAAATTTAGCAGCACATAGATTTAATGTGATTATAAATGTATTAGACATACGAGATATTAACAAAGAAGAAGTTAATGATAAGTTTTGGAGCAACGACAATAAACAGGACAACGCAAATAAATGTTATGCTATTTTACGTGTAGCGCTTAACAAGATGGTTAAAGACACATTAAACACAGATATAACTATTGAAAACGCAAGT